TATGCTGTATTTGCTATGAAAGGTTATCCGGAGAATTTGGTTTGCTTTAATCCAAAGATTGTTAATACATCAGATGATCTTGTTGAGATGGAAGAGGCTTGTCTTTCTTTTCCTGGTGTTGTCTTAAAGATTAAAAGACCTAGCCAAGTGAGACTTAGATTCCAAATGCCTTCTGGTATGACAGAGACAAAAACATTTGATGGCCTTACAGCCCGAACTATACAACATGAAATAGAACATTTGAACGGTGAACTGTTTATTAATAAAGCAAATCGCTATCATAGAGATAAGGCAATGAAAGGTTATTATAATGGAAAATAAAAAAGACGGTTTCAGGGTTGGTAATTATTTTTGTGTGTTGCCTGAAGGTAATTTTATTGAAGAAACAAAAGATGATGGTGTATACATTACACTAGAAATTTATCGTGTTGAAAAAGATAATTCAATGGTCAGTATTAGTGCTGATGAGATTACACCTGATATTGAAGAACAAATTAATATTGAGATTAATAAAATGATGATGGCTGCTATTGAACAGGCAGAGAAAGATGATAAGAATGTCTAAGATTAAGGTTGCCGAACTATTTTATTCATTACAGGGTGAGGGACAATATCTTGGAACTCCTTCAGTATTTCTTCGGGTGTTCGGTTGTAATTTCAAGTGTGCAGGGTTTGGTATGCCTCGTGGGCAATTATCAGAAGAACGTCTTGCAATTGATCCAGAAAAATATACCGAGTATGATAAACTACCTCTTGTACATACTGGGTGTGATTCTTATGCCTCTTGGGATCCTCGTTTTAAGCATCTCTCGCCTATGATGGAAATCTCTGCTATCGTTGATAAGATGCAAGAGATGCTTCCAGGAGGCACCTTTGGACCTGATAAGCATTTGATTCTTACAGGCGGTGAACCACTCCTCGGATGGCAAAGAGCTTATACTGAATTGTTTGAAGAGATTGCAAAGCGTGATATGAATCTTACACATATTACATTTGAAACTAATGGTACACAACCATTAAAGATTGAATTTAAAGATTGGTTAGTTTCCAATCCCTACATTCCTTTTCTTGACATTACGTTCAGCGTTTCATCTAAATTACCATCTTCAGGGGAGTCATGGGAAGAGGCCATTAAGCCAGAGATTGTAAAGGATTATTATGATCATTCATCTTTAACATACTTTAAGTGGGTGGTTTCCAATCAAGATGATTATGATGATGTTGTTCGTGCTGTAGAAGAATACACCAAAGTAATTGATGTAGGTATGCAGAACATTCCAATCTATCTTATGCCTGCTGGTGGTACCACTATGGTTTATAATGATAATGAGAAGTGGGTTGCAGAACTTGCAATGAAACATGGATGGCGCTATACTCCGCGTTTACAGGTACAGCTCTGGAAAAATGCTTGGGGCACGTAGAATAGATACTTTGGAGAATGTTATGAGAAAAAGTTCTGACATTATTGAAGACTTTATTGAGTCTTTAGAAAAGTTAATTGACACACTCGATGATGAGTGGCATCACAATGATGAAGGTGAGTGGAGACAAGCTGATAATATTCGTCAGAACGTATTACCACATGCTAAGGAAAGATTTAAAAGTCTTTTAGATGAATATATTGATCGACGTATAGAAACATATTGTGATAAGAATATGGTTCAAAGAATTAAATTTCAAGATTTTGAGGAGCAATAATGTATTATTCAACAAAGACATACGGTACTGATAGAGGGTTGAGCTGTTGCTTTCGTCAATGGAAAGCAGATCATAGCCATTGTTCTACTCTACATGGTTATTCAATTGGTATTAAATTAATTTTTAAGTCAAAGACCCTTGATGAAAAGAATTGGGTAATGGACTTTGGTGGTCTTAAAGCTTTTAAGGCATGGGCAGATCATATGTTTGATCATACGATGCTTATTGCACAAGATGATCCTCACTTAGATACATTTGTTGAATTAAATAATATTGGCGGTGGATACAAAGATAGTGGTGTTGTAGACCTTCGTATTGTGGATGCTGTTGGTTGTGAAGGTTTTGCTGAGATGGCATACCATACAATGAATAATATCTTGAAATCATTTCAAGAAGGCGATATTGTTGATATTGATGATCAAGAATATACAGCTCGTTATCCAGTGTCAAAGAATGTTGAGCTTGTATCTGTCGAAGTATTTGAACACGCAGGTAACTCTGCCATATATGAAGGTGAATAATGTCAGTATCAGAAAAGATTAGAAAGAAATTAAAAGATGCCAATCATCGCTATTTTGCCAATGATAACATTAGCCAATTTTTGGACGATGACACTCGTTCTTTACTCATCGACGAGGTAGAATCTCAATTTCAAGGTGTTCTACGTTCATTGTTGATTGATGTTGACAATGATCCTAATTCAAAGGGTACTGCTCGTCGTTTGGCTAAGATGTACATTAATGAAATTATGTCAGGGAGATATCATAATGAACCTACCTCTACGTCATTTCCAAATGATGGTTCTCATGGTACTGAGCCATATCATGGCATGCTTGTCGTACGTGCTGAGCTTAAGTCTATGTGTAGCCATCATCATCAACCTGTCACAGGGACTGCATACATTGGAGTTATACCTAGCACTCATGTTATCGGGCTTAGTAAATATATCCGTATTGCTCAGCATTGTGCAAGACGTGGAACATTACAAGAAGAACTTTGTGGCGACATTGCCAAAGCTATAATGAAGGCTACAAAGTCTGAAAATGTGGCAGTATACATTGAAGCTAAGCATGGCTGCTGTGAAAACAGAGGAATTATGGCCTCTAATAGTACTACGCAAACTACAGTATTACATGGTCTATTTTATACGCAATCTGCTAAACAAGAGTTCTTTGACAACATTAAGATGCAGAAGTATACTTGTAACTGATTGAAATCATTAGATAAATTTAATTGTTGCCATTTTTTTCAAAATATCCTATATTAATAATAGGAAATGGAGAAAAAAATGGCTTTAAATTTAGACCAATATGTAAAGGCAGTCTGGGCAGCTAAAGATATTAATTCTAAGAGAGCCGCCATGAAAGATTTAATTACTAATTCCCATGCCAAAGCAGAGACAAAAAAATTGTCTCTCTTTAAGATTGAATCTTTAGGCATGGCTCAATTGGATAAATTTGCTTCCAATTATTCATTCTCTGGCGAAGGTATGAAGGTTAAATAAAATGACAATTGCAAAAAGACTTAAAGTGCCAGCTGGTACATTGCATCCTGCTCGTAAGAATAGATACAAAGCACATTTTAAAATTTTTAAACTTCTCCACAGCATTTACAATTCAATGGATGATGAAGGTGATAAGGTATACATTATTCGCAATCTTGAAACTTCAATTGAAGAGACAGGTATCAAAGGTCAATACACCGGTCTTATAAGCGAGCAAGCTTTAAAATCCAAAGTAAAAAAATACAATGGTGGTGAACTTTCTAAAAAAGAAAGTATATCAACAGAGCATCCTATTACCTATAGAAATATTGCTAAGCATCTTCTAGAACTTCAGGAAAGACCAACAGCTGAATATTATTTTAATTTTTGGTTGAGCAATCTTATTACAGTTAAGACTACATTTGAAGAAAATCTTATGTTGAAAGATTATCAATCAGGCTTTAATATAATGAGAGATGATTGGAAAAAAATGTATAAGAAAGCTGGTATTGATTTAGTTGAAGAACCGAAGTTTAATTCATTTGAAGTGAAAAGAGAATATGGAGTAGTGGTGTAATGCAACCTTGGAAAATATATCTAGCAAAGCTCAAGCGTTTAGAAGCTGTAGAAGGTCTCCCAACTACTGTTTTAAAGGTTGGCATTACTGCATCTTCTGATGCTATGAAACGTCTTAGTTATAAGGGTGCGGATGAACCATATCCTATTATTGAAACGTTTCAAGATATTAAAGTAATGCATTCAGTATGGGCATCATCGCGCGAAGAAGCAGAACAAATTGAACAAGCTATTATGAAAGCTATTGCTGGTAATAATTATTTTCATAATTGGCGAGAACCTAAAAAGCTTTCAGGCATTACAGAAATGCGTACATGGAATTATGATGAATTTCAACAGGCCATATCTATAATGAATAAATTAGGAAAGTCATTTAATGACGCGAATAAACCTAGTCAACCCCAATATATTGACTAACAGACATCTTGTCGCTGAGTATAAAGAACTTACTCAAATCATTTACCCAATGACACGTACAGCAATCAAAGGTAATCTGGAATCCGTAAAGATTCCAGAGAAATTTTGTTTGAATGGTGGTCATGTTAAATTCTTTTATGATAAAGCCTACTATCTTGAGAAGCGTTATATGGCTCTAAATGAAGAATGCAAAAGACGTAATGTCAAGATAAATGATGAATTATACGGTCAACATTTATCCAGATTTAAGAGAGAATTTCCAGTAATTTGGTATAAGGATTGGATTCCTGACCAAGAGGCTTATAATCTTATTATTGAAAGAATTACTGAAAGATTACTTCAAAAGCCTAATTTATATCCAGATATGGATTATTTCCTAGATAATTCCAAAATACCAGAAAAATACCTGTGGCCATAATTTCATAAAACCTGTATTATAAATATATTAACAGGAGAAGAAATATGCTGACTTTTAGCCAACATCTTATGGAAGACGCTCGTAAAGTTAAGGGTATGGACATCAAGAAAGTTGTTGATGATCCAGAATGGCAGGGCGTTCGTAAATCTCTTATTGGTAATTGGATCCACAATCATGAACAGAATGTAAAGACTCTTCGTGCTTATTTCAATAAGCATAGGGATAGTCCTATTGCTGTTCGTCGTGTTGTCAACGTCTTGACAGGATCTGTTCATCGTACTGGTAAGACAAAAGGTCAAGATTCTACCGATAAGCTTCGTAAGGATGTTCGTATTCATTGGCGCAATATGTTAGGTGAGCCTTATGATAAAGAAGATCCGAAATATAAGACAGGAGAGATCTAATGACTGTTAATAAATTCAGTATGCCTTGGCAGCTAACAAGAGTTCAAGCTCGCGAGTTAAAAGATCCGCATCAAAAGATTTCTCATGTTATGGGCTTTCTAAAGAAGCATCCTACTGCTGAGAATCATGGTCGTGTTCTTAATTGGATGCGAATGACAGGTCTTGGATATAAGGGAGATGTTCGAGATACATTTAATAAGCATGCAGATCATTTAGCAGCTAATAAAGACAAATACACATCACATGAGCATCATGATTCTGATGATCTATCTCATGTATCTGATAGTGATTTGGCTAAAGTTCATAAAGATCTTAAGAATCGTAAGTATGGATTTCAAATCAAAACAGTTCCTAAAGCTCATACAGAGTATGTTAGTAAATTAGCATCAGAAATCGAAAAGAGGAAGAAATAATGGTTTATGTTCCTTTAGTTAACTCTGGTGGGCAGGTAATTAAAGATATTAAACTAAAAGCACCTACAGGTTCTTTTGTATATGATGGCAATGATAAGATAGAACATGATAAACCTACATCATATACTGTTCTTCAAAATCACAGAATTGGTATAAATAGGTATAAGATTGATCTAAAACGCAATTCTGACGGCAAAGAATTTCATACATATAATTATAATATCCGAAAGAAATGGGATATTATAGGCGACTGGCATTCACCTGAAAAAATTGCTCAAATGTTTGGCAAAAAAAAGGTAGATCCAGACGCTAATAAACCACGTCCTGAGAGAGCTTCTTTTTGGGCTATGAAATCTAAACCTGGTACACATAACTACGCTCAGAAAGAAAGATTGAAAAAAACAAAAACTTTCAAAGAGTTTATTGAAATGGGGACAGAAGATGGCAATACAATCATTTAGAGAATTTGTAGATTCCTTTACAGGTAAAGAATTAATTAAAGAGGGTCCTAAGGACGCTCATGGTAAAGATGTTTTTGTAAAGAAGATTGCTAAGTCTGCACATACTAGTTATGAAAAGGCAGGTGCTATTGCCGCAGCTGCCGGTCGCAAAAGACTAGGCAATGCTGAGTTTCAGAGACGTGTTAATGCTGGACAAAAAGCTGCAGCTAAAGCACGTGCTAAAGGGCAAACATATAAGGGTTGATTTAATTCCTCTTATACCCTATATTAGATTATTGATGTTACATTATGGACAAGTGAATGAAAAAGCTTATTGCTCATGAAACTCCTCTATCTCTTATGAAGTCACAAGATGATCATTTCAAGATCAATGACTATACTTATGTTCTCCTACATAAACTTATTGAAGATCCAGAATACTACAACGCTGTAGTAGATATTATGAATGTTGGTGCTTGGAATGGAACCTCACATCAAGTATATCTAGATAATAGTTGTTTTGAATTGGGGGCTTCTCTTAGCAATGAATTGTTGTATGAATGGACTCAAAAGCTTTTACCTTCAGTTGTAATTCTTCCTGACACGTTAGGTAATAAAGAAGCTACCATCTCTCAGACCAATGAATTCTTAGCCTCTTATCCTGATACTGCTAATTATGGCATGGCAGTCATTCAAGGTGAATCATTTGATGAAATGATTGAATGTTATCAGTATTTCAGAGACCAGAGAGTTGGTGATTTTGAACAAAGCATCTATATGATTGGTATACCATTTGTATTTTCTTGGGTTGAGAAAGATCCTGTTGAACAATCTAATGTGCGTATTAATCTCTTACGCCATTTAAATGATTCTAAAGTTGTGGATCGCAATCGTCCCCATCATCTGCTTGGTACATGGTGGGCAGATGAATTTTCTTATTATAAAAATTATAATTGGATCAGATCTATTGATACATCCAATCCTGTGATGGCCGCTATTGATGGTGACAAATATTTTTATAATGGTGTTCCAGGCAAACCAAAAGCAACATTTGATAAAGTTTATGGCATGAATATTAGTGACATTGATATGGATTTGTTATATTATAATGTCAATAGATTTAAGGAGATTGTGAATGGCTGATAAAATTAATCCTGATCATTATAAAGGAAATAAGTCTGGTATTCAGGCTATTGATATTATTGAAATCTTTGATTTGAATTTCTCTCGCGGTAATGCTGTAAAGTATATTCTTCGTGCTGGTCGCAAAGATGAAAAAGGTTATGATGCTCTTACTAAAGAGATTGAGGATCTTAAGAAAGCTAAGTGGTATGTTGATCGTGAGATTGAAAGATTGATGGGAGTGCGTGATGAATCTAAGTGAAGCATTGGCAGCATTGCCTGATACAGATCAAAATGTAGTGTCCGTTCTCTCTGGTGGAATGGATTCATCTATCATGACTTATATTCTTGTTGCTAAGTATGGTAAGGAAAGAGTTTTTGCTTTGTCGTATAACTATGGACAGAAGCAAGTAAAAGAACTTGAGATGGCTGCTAAGACTTGTGAATATCTTGGCATTGCTCATAAAGTATTGGATCTCGGAATTCTTGGTGATATTGTAAAGGATGTCAGCGCCAACATTGGTGGTACTAACGTGGCTATGCCAACCATCAAAGATGTTCTTGGAGATCCACAACCTAAAACCTATGTACCATTTCGTAATATGATTCTCAATTCATTAGCATTCTCATTTGCAGAATCTAATAAGGCATCTCATGTCTTTACTGGATTGCAGGTTCATGATGAATACGGTTATTGGGATACTTCTCAAAAGTTCGTTGATAATATGAATGCAGTTGCTAGTCTTAATCGTACCCACAAGGTTAAGCTAGAAGCACCATTCAGTCAGTTAGCAAAGTGGGAAGAAATTAAGATTGCAGAGGAGCTTGGTAATGTCAAACTTGAATACACTCTTACTTGTTATGATCCTGATTCATCTGGAAGGTCATGTGGTGTTTGCCCATCCTGTTCGGAGCGTATACAGAATTTTATTAGAGCTGGTGTTCGCGATCCTATTAGTTATGTTCACGGTATCGATTGGAACAGATTTATTTAATTTGTATAAACCTTGGTGAATGGAGAAACATGATGAATCAATGTGAATATATTATAACTCAAGTTTTTAAAGAAGGTTATATTGATCGTAATAAGCTTATCTATAAAATGGGTAAAAAAGGATGGCAGGTAGATCAAGGTATTATAGAATTACGTTGTCGTGAAATTAATTCAAACCACAAATATTCTAAAATTTTGAAAAATAGTAAAATTAAAAACGTTCAAACACACAAGTACAATTATATTATGCAGGTCGAAGAAACCAAAATGGGACTTAAACTTGGTGGTGGTCTTCGTTAATGTGTTCCATAATTGGTTCCTTCAGTAAAGATAAGATTGCTGAGCTCGTAAAGTTAAATCTTTATAGAGGTCAGCATTCTTATTCTTATTCATATTATAATCCTGAAGATAATACAATTCAGGTAAACAGAGGTCTTGGTGAAATTCCTCTAGATGATATTAATATTCCAGCTGGCCATTATTGCATTGCACATATGCAAGCACCCACCACTGAGAATAAAGACATTAACTCTGTTCATCCTGCTTATATTGGCAGTGCTCTTTTATGGCATAATGGTATTATAAAGACAAAGTGGATTGATCAACGTAAGCAACAATATGAAGGTGATCGTTATAATACGTGGGATACATATTTGATTCTTCGTCAATATACAGATGATGGCCATCTCAATGATATTGATGGTACATTCTCCTGTGTTTATTATAGTCCAATGGAAGGATTACAGTTGTTTCGCAATCTTATTTCACCATTGTTCATAGATAATAATCATAATATCTCATCTACAAAATTTGAAAATTCTCAACCATTACCTGCAAATATTATCTGGAATTTTAATCCAGGAGAAGGTATTATAAGAGATGGTATTTTTAATACAGTTGAAAACCCTTATTATGGAATTGATTTATGAGTATGTTACATATTGCTTCAAAGAAAACCAAATCAGAATTAACACAAGTCAGAGATGAAGACATTCAGCCCAATGCGGTCGACCTTCGATTAGATAAGATCTTTGCTATTAATTTTAAACTCTTTACTATTGGTGAAGATGCTGATGGAAAAGAACAAAAGAGCCACAGAGGTTCATTTGAAATGTATCCAGATAAAGAAGGATATTTCTTTTTGAATCCTGGCTCTTATGAAATTGTTATGGAAAATATTATTAACGTTGGTGAAGGTGAAGCTGGATGGGTTATTACTCGTTCAACTCTCAATCGCAACGGTATTCATATTACTTCTGGATTATATGATTCAGGATATAATGGTGTCATGGCTGGTACATTGCATGTAAATGGATTCGCAGCTAAGATTAAGAAAGGAACCCGCGTAGGTCAGTTCCTACTTTTTAAATCAGAATCATTAAAGAAGTATGATGGTGATTATGGTCTAGGAAAAGAACATGATAAAAAGTATACTTAGTTATTGCAAGATATCACATTTTGATATCACATTGCATTTAAACCCTTTTAATTGGTTTTATTGTTTCTTTGATTATACTACAAAGAGTAATATGAATCCCGGTTTTATATGTCAAGTACATGGACAACTTGGGCCAATTGAAATATTTTTTTATATAGACGATGAAAGATGGTAAGGAAAAAAAATGGAAATTAAAATTAATTTAGAATTATTACGTACTAAGAAAATCTTCTTAGCTACTCCAATGTATGGTGGTAACTGTAATGGTATGTACACCCGCTCATTGTGCGACTTGACAGCAATGTGTGTTAAGTATGGTATTGAACTTCGTTCATACTTTCTTTTCAATGAGTCATTGATTACACGTGCTCGTAACTATTGCGTTGATGAGTTTATGCGTTCGGGTGCTGATCACCTTCTGTTTATCGACTCTGATATTGGATTTAATCCTCAAGATGTTATTGCTATGATGGCTTTGCAAGCTGCTGAACCTGAAAAGTATAATGTTATTGGTGGTCCTTACCCTAAGAAGTGTATTACATGGGAAAAGATTCTTGCAGCTGTTAATAAGGGTGTTGCAGATGAAAATCCAAGTCAGTTAGAAGACTTCGTAGGTGACTTCGTATTTAATCCAGTTATTACTGGTGAACAGACTTCCATTCGTTTAGATGAACCAGCTGAAGTTCTTGAAATTGGGACTGGTTTTATGATGGTAACACGTGACACCTTCTTGACATTTAATAAACAGTATCCACAGTATTCTTATAAACCAGATCATGTTCGTACGGAAGCTTTTGATGGTTCCCGTGAAATCATGATGTATTTCCAGGCTGAGAAAGATGGATTAGATTATGGTAAGTTCTATGCTGACGGTATGAAGAAGCTTGCAGAGATGCGTCTTAATGATCCTGATCAAGTTCAAGCCGAAATTGAAAAGCTTATGACAACAGCTATTGAAATGGATTCAAGAACTTCTAAGCGTTATCTCTCAGAAGATTATTGGTTCTGTCAGTTGGTTCGTCGTATGGGATTGAAGGTTTGGTTGTGCCCTTGGATGCACTTACAGCATGCTGGTACTTATGTATTTGCTGGTAAGCTTCCTGCATTGGCATCAATTGGTGCATCAGCAACTGCTGATGCAAGTCTTCTTAATAAGTTTAAGAATGGTGGTGCAGCTAAGCCAGCCATTGCACCTTCAACACCAACACCTATGATTGCAAATGATCCTGCTCTTCTTAGCAAGTTTAAGAAGATTTAATTAGAAAGTTTTATTATGAAATTAAGTGAACATACGATTAACATTCTTAAGAATTTTTCTAATATTAATCCTATGTTGTTAGTGAATCCTGGTGGTTCACTAACAACCATGAACATTAATAAATCTATTTTTGCCTCAGCAGATGTAGAAGAAAAATTTCCATCTCAGTTTGCTATTTTTGAACTACCAAAATTCTTAGGTGTACTTTCATTGTTTAAGGAACCTGAATTGGAATTTGGTAGCAAGCAAGTTAAAATTGTATCAGATCGTCAATCTGTCAATTATACCTTTGCTGATCCGTCTATGATTGTAGCGCCTGATCCAAATAAGAATATTAATTTTCCGGTAGCTGATGTTGAGTTCTCCATTTCTCAAGAAGAATTGCAACGTGTAGTGAGAGCCACAGCAGTTCTTCAGTTACCGGATATTGCAGTGGTAGGTGATGGTGAAAACATCTCTATCACTGCTACCAATTCTAAAAATCCTACTACCGATGGATTTAGTATTGTTGTGGGTGACACAGATAAGTCATTCTCAATGTATTTTGAAGTAGCAGACATTATTAAGTTGATATCATCTGATTATAAGGTTAAGATATCATCTAAAGGACTTTCCCAGTGGAGGTCTGATAATGTTCTTTATTATGTGGCTGTAAAAGCTAATAGTTCTTTTACTAACTGAGGTGAAAAATGGAAGAGTTCCTCTGGGTTGAATCATATCGGCCCAAAACAATTGAGGACTGCATTCTGCCGGAAGGTCTTAAACAGACCTTTCGGCAATTTGTTGTCAACGGTGAAATTCCTAATCTGTTACTGACTGGTGGTCCTGGTATTGGTAAGACAACAGTAGCCAAGGCTATGTTAGAACAAATTGGGTGTGATTATATTATTATTAATGGGAGTATGAATGGAAACATTGACACACTCAGAAATGACATCCAACAATTTGCTTCAAGTGTATCTTTCACTGGAGGACGAAAGTACGTTATTCTTGATGAAGCTGATTACCTCAATGCAAATAGTACACAGCCAGCACTCAGAAACTTTATGGAAGAGTTTTCAAGAAACTGCGGGTTCATCCTCACATGTAACTTTAAAAACAGAATTATTGAACCGTTACATTCTCGGTGCTCTGTCGTAGAGTTTAAAATAAATAAGAGTGACTATCCAAAGCTGGCTGCACAGTTCTTTAAGAGAACTTGCAAGATCCTGGAGAGCGAGAATGTTACATATGATAAAGCCGTTGTTGCTGATCTTGTTTCTAAGCATATGCCTGACTGGCGTAGGGTTCTTAATGAACTACAGAGATACTCAGTAAATGGAACAATTGATTCAGGTATTTTCGTTAATTTATCTGATGACAATTTTAAATCTCTTGTTGGTCTTGTCAAAGTTAAAAACTTTGGTGAAATGAGAAAATGGGTTGGTGAGAACTCCGATTCTGATTCAACTGGCATTTTCCGCAAGTTTTATGATCAAGCTTATCAATATATCAAACCTGCTTCTATTCCTGAACTAGTTATGATTATTAGTAAGTATCAATATCAAGATGCTTTCGT